GGTCACGGCGAAGCGTTCTGTGATGAATATTTATTCATTTTTGAGCATATCTATGCAGAAAAAAAAGTGCTACAATTCGTGTAAACCAGCGCAATTACTAACGAAAATCTGAATGTATAAAAACCCACCCGACTGCATAAATATACATTTTAGCTGCCGGGCCCCTGTAAAACTGGTCCCGTATCTTTTCAAAATAAATCGCGCGCGCGAGTCGAACCGCAAAATATCTTGACCACAACCCCTTCTAGCCCTACTATAATAGACATGCTTAAAAGACCAAAACACCTACCGAATATCAAAATTGTGGACGAGCCGCCGGTCGGATACATCACATGCACACAGTACTCTCACCGAGTCGGACTCAACAAAATGGCTTTAAACAAAGCGGTTAAAGACGGCAGAATAGATAGCAAATATCTAGTGTTAGCACCAGTAAACGGTCGACCGGCTGTGTTTTTCGACTACAATAAAACGGTTAATTCGTATCTCAGTACAGTGCGGGAAAGATATAGGCCGACCGATTGGACCGGCGGAAACAAACCATACAAGGAGCTCACTCCGGAGGAGTGGAAAGTACTGATACACGCCAGGCGACCGAAGCGCCCGGGGCCGAAATCATTGGAGGATAGGGTTAAAGCTGGGGATGTGAGCAAACCTCCGAAGGAACTTTTCCCGGACGATATGCACGCAAGCAAGCTGGTTCACGAGCACAAAAAAATTGAGAAGTTGGACATCGAGCTCAAGCTGGCCAGCAACAAACTGATAGCTATGGAGGACGTTATTTCTAATATGAGGATGCTGGCCGTAGAGATAAAACAAGCTTGGGAGAGTTACGAAATAAAATGCGCGCCGAAATTAGCGGCGGAGTCCGACCCGAAGAAGTGCAAAGAGATAATGTTTCAGGCAAGAAAAGAAGTGTTGGATAAAGTGGGGAAGCTCACAGAGAAGGAGTAGTGATGAAACCTAAATTCCCATACCTGACTGATATACTCAAAGGTGTAGGCCATGAAACCCGAGAGATAAAAGCTATGAAAGGCGCTTCGTTGGGAGCGACGGATGTATCGTTTAAAGAATTTGAAAAAGAATTAATTGAGCAGCTTTGCAAGTCGACAGGGTTAGACAGGAAGATGTTAGAGCCTATTCCACTTTCATATAGTCGATACAAGAAAGACACAGAACGATTTGAATGGCCGGACGTAGAAAAAAACTAGAGGCTGGTTCTGGCGCGATAAAAGAGTTCAGCACTTCCGAAAAAATCAACCAGATAAACGCGGCGTTTTTCGATGCGCTTATGCCTCGCGAGATTTTAGATTTAGACGAGTGGGCTGATAAATATCGTATATTGCCCAGAGAGACGAGCGCGGAATACGGTCAATGGTCGACGGATAGATTTCCATTTCTACGCAGAATTATGAAATGTATGAGCCCGAGCAGCGTCGCGAAGGAAATCGCGGTGATGAAAGGGAGCCAATTAGGTGTAACTGAGACCGCGATTAACACTCTTTTGTACTATTCCGTCATGGACCCGTGTCCGATTATGTACTGTCAGAAGACAGGAGATTCCGCGCGTGAATTCAGCACGCAAAAACTCGCTCCGAGCATTGGTGTGACGTCCGCAGTGAGATATACTTTAGGGGATAAAAAATCTAAAAAGCTTACTAGCGCATGGGACAACAAAGGATTTCCGGGAGGATTTATCGCGATTGGTGGAGCTAATAGCGAGCCATTTATTAGAGGTACGAGCGCGCGCATAGTGATAGCGGACGAGGAAGATTCTTACGACGCAACGGTTGGAGCGGAAGAGAGAACGGGCGGAAGTCCGATAAGTAATTTAAGAAAGCGTAGCACTAACTTTTACAATACAAAATTTTTGAGGATTACTACTCCGAAAATAAAAGAGACTTCTACTATCGAGCCCGCTTACGAGCAGGGTAGTCAAGAGCAGTATTATATTCCGTGTCCTCGGTGTGGTGTGTCGTTCGTCATGTTTTGGGAACATATTAAATACGACAAAGACGTAATAGATGTTAAGACGGGTCTACCGAAAGACGTATGGTTAGAATGTCCTCACTGCATGGGTAGAATCGAAGAGCACGAAAAAACTTGGATGTTGTTAAACGGAGATTGGATGTCTGAGAAGGATTCGCCGGGGCAGCCTTACGTGGTCGGAGATGTAGAGTATCCGTCGTTTCAGATATCATCACTGTACTCTCCGTTTGGATTCTTCGGATGGAGAGACGCCGTCAAAGATTGGTTCGACTATAAGAAGACCAAAGACCCTGCTCTATTACAAGTGATAGTAAATCAAACATGGGGAGAGACGTGGACGCTCACCGGGCAGGATATTAGTTATAGTTATCTACACGCGCGCCGGGAAAAATACCTCGCTGAAGTCCCGATGGAGGCGCTGGTGATAACCGCAGGCGTCGATATTCAGAAAGATAGAATAGAATGTGAGACGGTTGCATGGGGATTATTCGACCAGAGCTGGTCGCTGGATTATTCTGTGTTCTACGGAGACCCGGAGGATTTAGGCAACTATCAACAGATGAACGTAAACGGACAGCCGACGGTCTGGCTGATGCTGGACCAGCATTTAACGAAGACGTATCAACACGAAAGCGGACGTCGACTAGGTATAGAATGCACGGTAATCGATCAGCAATATCATACAGACCCGGTGAATACGTTCTGTAGACTGCGCGAGCATAGGCGTATTTTTCCAGGGCATGGTAAAGAGGGGTGGGGAAGAGGTTATTACGATAGACCTAAACGACGTCACGACCGACATAAGACGTGGAACTTTAGGATATATATCGACGAAATTAAAAACAAAATATATTCTATGTTGAAAGTTGATACGATAGGCGCGGGATATGCGCACTTTCCGAAGACGGAGAAATACGGAGAACGGTATTTTAAGGGGTTGACTGCGGAATCGTTAAAGCCGAAATATATAAATGGTAAAACGAAAATGAGTTGGTATACTCCCCCGGGAGCAAGAAACGAACCGCTCGACTGTAGGGTGTACGCGTACGCTGGGTTGCACGTGTACAGCCCTAACATGGAGAAGCGCGCGGAGGAGTACATGATACCTGTGGAAATAGCAGCGCCACCGCCAGTTAAAAAAAGAAGAAGAGGACATCCGGGGATATAGTCGGGCGGAGAAGGAGTAGAGAGATGAAATTCGAAAGAGCCAAAGGCATTCACTTGACCGCGATAGCTGCCTTATATGGATTCAAAAGAAAGTGGTTTGAGAAAATTCCATGGCTGGGAGACTGGTTGCTTAGGAGAAGAACCTTGAAAGGATGGAGAGAAATGGGAGATAGGGCAGCCAGGGAGTTTCAAGCTGCCCGGTGGAAATAAAAAACCGGCGCCTAACCAAGGGGGGGGATGATTAAGCGCCGTATGAGTTGGGGGACTCATTTGTGGTTGTGCGAGAAGATGATATAATAAATATGAATTGAACGCAATAAAAAACCCGAGCATGCTCGGGTCGGTCCAGAGATACTATCTCTGGAGATGAATATGCGCGTCTGGCCTAAAGCGCGCTGACCAGTCGCAATATTCCCCAGAATAACCCTCCTCAATTTACCTGTCAAATATTAACACGTCCTTTAAATCGCCAACCATTGTATAAATATTCTTTACACTGCATATTTATTCATTTACACTTGATGCAATGGCTACTCGTGCAGAAATATTAGCTGAAATAGAGGAGCGCCTAACGCTGTACATTGCAGCGGAGGCCGCTATTCTGGGCGGTGCTCAGTCATATTCTATAGGAAATCGCACACTTACGCGCGCGGACTTATTCCAAATTCAGAAGATAATTCGCGATTTATACGGCGATAGAAAGCAACTCGAAACCGGCAACAAGCTTCGGGTTCAGCGGGTCGTACCCAGGGATATATAATGGTAAAAAAATCCTGGCTGGATAATGTAGCACTTGCGGTCTCTCCCGAATGGGGAGAAAAAAGGTTACGTTCGAAGCTCCGCACTAAATTTCTCGCTCAGTCGGGATACATCACGCCGCGGTCTAGCAAAAAAAGCATGAAGGGAACTATCGCTACTCCGCTCTCTCCGGACGGGGACACCCTCCCGAAATTATCAGGAAGCCGAGCTCTCTCCAGAGACTTGTTTATGACGAGTCCTCTAGCCGTCTCCACTCTGAGACGAAAAACGATAAACGTTATCGGCCCAGAGCTGAAATTGCAATCTCGGGTCGACCGAGAATTTTTAGGTTTGGACTCCGAAGAGGCGGACAGATGGGAAGCGACTTTCGAGCGCGAATTCGATATGTGGGCAGATAGTTACAGCGCCGATTTCGACGGTCTTCTAATGTTCGGAGAGATGCAAGCTCAGCTGTTTTTCAACATGTTATTAAACGGCGATGTGTTTTTTATGTTGCCATGGAGACCGACCACTGAGTCTCCGTACGAAACAAGCGTAAAACTCATCGACTCCGATCTAGTGAGGAATCCGGAGACTATTCCCGACATGCACGGTAGTAATATTCGAGGAGGCGTTGAGAAAAATAAACAAGGTCAAATTGTAGCTTACTGGGTGGCTAATTACTATCCCAGCGAATGGGATGGTAGCAAGGGCCAAACCGTAAAAAGAGTTCCTATATTTGCACCGGACGGAAAGCGACAAATCTGGCATTTTATGTGCGGAGAACGCATCGGACAGGTGCGAGGCATGCCGATTTTCGCGCCCGTAATCGACGCACTTAAGCAGATATCTAGAATAACCGACGCTGAAATGATGAATATTTTAGTGAGTGCTTTTTTTAGCGTGTTCATCAAAGACATGTCTGGATTCGGAAACCTTATACAAGAGGGATTCACTCCTTCCGAGGTAGTAACCGGAGGAGGGGGAGATGGTCCGAACGCAGTTCAAGAGGCAAAGAATAGCGGAGATGAATTCGACCTAGAGATGGGATATGGAAACATCCATTATCTAGATGATAAAAAAGACATTACGATAGCCGACCCGAAAAAAGCAGATGATAGTTTCGAGAAAT